TGGCGGATTTGATCGCGAGTCAGATTGATCTCAAGTCAATTTCTGGCACGGGCGCGAGCAATCAACCGCGCGGGATTCTGGCAACAACGGGGATCGCCTCCACGACTTACGTTAACGGCAATTTCCCGCAGTTCACCGACGTAGTTGGACTGGAAACCTCGATCGCAAGCGCTAACGCAGACGGACGACTGGCGTATCTCACAACACCGCTACTGGCTGGAAAACTCAAGACATCGCCCCGGCAGCTTTCTGGCGCTGAAGGAAACTTCATCTGGCAGAGCAACATGATGAACGATTTGCCTGCTTTCAAGTCTGGAAATATGAGCGCTGGTTACGTGCTGCTGGGTGACTGGTCGCAACTGCTGATTGGTTTTTGGGGCGGCATTGAAATTGATGCTGATCCCTATGGCGCCAATTTTCTGAAAGGCAGCATCACTTGCAGAGTTTTGGCCGACGTTGATTTTGCGGTCCGCCATCCCGGCGCGTTTTCTGAAATCCACGAAGCTGCACCGTAAGCAAAAAGTTTTACCGCTGGGCATGGAGCGTTAGCGATCGGGCCATGCAGGGATCCTCCCTGTCCACCGTTCGCAGGGCGTGCGTACCTCACATACGCACACTGTGTCTGCCCGGGCAAGGGTTGGTCCCCCGCGCCTCACGGACGCACCTATTCATCACGAGGAATCAGCACCATGGTTATTCAACTTAGTAAGTCCGTACACTTGCGCCGCACGCGATGGTTTCTTAGTTTCAGGTGGCAGTTGTTTCTTCTGACCGGCGAGTCTTTCGGATCAATGACGGATCGACTCGACACTGACTCAATGCAAGTGGCGTTGATCCGGATGAGGTTTCCGCGCGCTGACATTGGTCTGTTTATCCAAGCCGTTAACAACCCGCAGGTCACACCGCACAACGCACGTGTCGACAAGCAAGAGCCAGTCGTTAGCCTGACACCGCGCAACACCGAACTTTCATTGCGCGAGCCTGTCGGCCTATTTCATCCCGAGGCTAGCCGATGATTCCGATTAACGATATGTTCCGGTTGGGATCGTCGAAGCAATCACGCTGGAATGTAACGCGATGGCACCTCGAAGAATGGAAGCCCGGCACTCGCATTGAAGGCGCATGGCATCGCGCTAGCGAGCGGATGAGTCACGCCGCCATGGATTTCCTGCTGGAGCAAATGATGTGCCCCACAGGCCCGCACGCGGCTTTCAGGGCTGCTGAAACCCGGGTCCTTCCTGAGCTTCCCATCGGGGGTGTGAGAGCGCCGCGATGTTCAGTTAGAAATTTTGTATCCCTAACGGCCACCGCATGAAAAATTCAATCAGCGAGCTATCACACCTCACCGGCTTTGATCGCCGACGTATTCGTGCAGCGCTGTGCGACATGCCTTCCGAGAAGGGCAGCAAGGGCGGTTTGATGTTCGAAACCATCGAGGCATTGCCACTGCTGTACCTGCAGCCGGGCGATGGCGATACGTTTGATCTGACGACTGAGCGCGCACGATTGGCACACCACCAAGCGAACCGCGCCGAGCTGGAAGCTGATCTACTCGCCGGCTCACTGATCCAAATTGAGGCCGTGGCTGACGTTGTGGGCGAAGAATACGCGAACGCTCGATCACGACTCCTGGCGATCCCGTCGAAGGCCGCACCGCAAGTTATTGGACTGTCCATCGCTGCGGCAAAGGCTCTGCTGGACGATATGATTTTTGAGGCTCTGGACGAATTAACAGCTGACGCTCCACCCGCGCAAGCCCTGTAATTTTCCGCCAGAAAACATCAAAATGGGGGTTGTCCCCCGTTGCCTCTCGATCACACCGCTCCCTAGATCACCCCGCACCAGACTTTATCGGCAGATATTGAAGAAAAGGCCGGTTTATTTATGGTAGGTAGAATGGCGGTCTAATTGATTATATCGCCCTAACTCATTGATTTTTATAATGTAATGGCGGTGGGCTAAGCCGCCAAAGACGCCTGTAAGCCATTGAATACAAAGAAGAATAAATAATTATCCCTTTTCTAATCAGAGACTTATCTAATCCTATTGTAACGCCTAGTAAACTCGCGTAGCATCCAATAACTATATTTATGGTAGGTTCGAGGGTAGGCTAATGCCAAAGAGAGCGAAAGAGTTAAGCGCCGCCGAGGTTAGGCGGCTGAGTCACGCCGTCAGTGCTGATGGCAACGTATACACAGCACTGCACGCGGTGGGTGGGGTTGCTGGCTTGCAATTGCAGGTGAGCCCTACGGGTGCCAAGTCATGGATTTTACGGACGGTTACGGGCACCAAACGCCGCAGCATAGGGCTAGGCGCATTCCCGGCAGTATCGCTTGCACAAGCCCGCCAGAAGGCGCAGGCGAGGAAAGAGCAGATAGCGGCAGGCATTGATCCCGTCGAGGAACAGCGAGCCGCTAGACGCGCCCTGATCGCGCTCCAGATGAGTGCCATCACTTTCGATGACGCCGCCCGCAGGTATATCAAAGAGAAATCAAAGGAATTCAAAAACCCGCGCCAGCGCCAGCAGTGGGAAAATTCTTTAGCGACCTATGCCAGTCCAGTAATCGGCATGGTGCCTGTTCGGGAGATTGGGCTGTCGCATATCAAGCAAGTATTGGAAGCCATTTGGGATACAAAGACGGAAACAGCTACAAGGGTACGCGCTCGGATTGAAAACATACTCGGGTGGTGCGCGGTTCACGGCTACCGAAGCGAGGAAAATCCCGCGCGGTGGAGTGGCTATTTGGACAAGGTTTTGCCATCACCCGAAAAGATACGAAACAGGGCTCACCATGCCGCGCTGCCTCTGCAGGAAATGCAGGGCTTCATGCGGGATTTAAAACGCCGCACAGGCACTGCTGCCCGCGCTCTTGAATTTCTGATAATGACTTCCAGCCGCACTAGCGAAGTGATTGGAGACAAGCGCATAGGTAAGCCGGGCGTCACCTGGGGCGAAATTGATATGCAGAGGGCTTTGTGGATAGTGCCCGGGTCGCGCATGAAGTCCGGCAAGGAGCACAAAGTTCCGTTGAGCAAGGCGGCGGTGGCGTTTCTCGAATCGCTACCGGAAGGCGAAGCTGGCGAACTGATATTTGCGGGCCCAAAGGGTGAAATACCGTCTAACAATTTTCTGTCTGCGCTAATGAAACGGATGGGGGTAAAAGCAACCGCGCACGGCTTTAGGAGTGTGTTCAAAGACTGGGCAAGAGAGCACACAAGTTACGCAGATGAGATTAGCGAGCTGGCGCTGGCGCATGTAAATAGCGATGCAACCCGCGCCGCCTATGCCCGCTCTGAACTGATCGAAAAACGCCGCAAAATGATGAATGATTGGGAGCATTTTTGCATCCACGGATTACCAAAATCGCAGGGAAGAAATGTCGTGAAAATTGGTAGGGGCAAGGCATGAGAAGCGTCGCACAGTTCACAACCTCACCGCAGTTGGAAAGTCACCGAGAGCGGTTAGCCTTAATACTTAAAATCAAGCCAGACAGTGACGTAATGCACCGGACTGAGGAGGCTATTTATCGTGCCTATGGGCTCGCCGATCCGCCTGGCAGTAGCACCAACCTGGAGGCGCTCAAAGAGAATCTGAAATCGCTCGAAAGTGCTTTGCAAAAGATACAGGGCGGATTCGGAAAGATGCAGAAAACACTGAAGCATATGGATAACGCGCACTTCATCGACGATCACTACTGCCTAGCGAATGAAGGCGATACTTACCTGCTGCAGCTGGCTTCCGCTAGAGGCAGCGGATTCAGTATCGCAATTGGGCAGATGCTAAATGCTGTGCGCGATTTTGGAAAAGAGAGCTGCGTGGCTGCAGGGAAAGGAAGGCACACAGATACCCGATTCAGTAATGCACTAATTCACCTGGCCGACTTTTTCGCCGAGGCATTCCCATCCATGAAAGTGTCTTCCAACAAAGGCGCGAGATTTTACACATTTGCCGCGTGGTTTCTGAGCCTTCACTCGGGCGTGAAGTCTCCGCGCCGACATATTGAAACCGCAATCCAAAAGAGAAATTCCCGCGCCTAAAATCCCCCCAAAAATAAATCACTTTTTCTGTTTTTCGGGGGCTAACACCTACGCTGCACCTCCCTTAAAGTCGCTCCATGAAACGGCAAACCCTGCCGCTAACCACTGGAGCACGCCATGACACAAACCGCACACAGAGCACCCCTTAAATGGGTTAGCGATCGATACCTCGCCGAATATTTCCAAGTCTCCCGCGTCACAGTTTGGCGATGGGTGAGAATCGGCAGACTCCCGGCTCCGCAAAAAATCGGCGAGAACTCAACACGCTGGGACTTTGACGCAATCACGGCTGCAGAAAACGCGGCATAAAAAAAACGCCGCGAGTTTTTCGGCTTCGCGGCGCTAAGAATTCACCATTTATCGAGAATGGCCACATGATTGTACCACAAAAAACACCCTTTGAAATCGCCGCCGACTGGGCCGCTCAAACTCCCGAACAACTGCACTGGCTCACCGGCTCTGCTGCTGCTGGCTTCTGGGCTGAAATGATGGAGGCCGCACTAGAGCGGGCCACGCCATATGACCTAGCCGAACGCATCCACTGCTTTCCCGCACGAAGAATTGCCGCTGCGCTCGCCGCTGTCGACGAGGAGTCGTGCGAGGAACTGCGCCATGCGCTGGCTGCGGAAGTGGGTGCGTCCCTGTGAGCGCACCAACCGCCGAGCAGATACTGGCACCGCCAGAATTCACGACCGACGAACTGCAGGCGATGCACCGCTGGTGCCTGAAATATCGCGACCTAGTGCGCGCAGGAATTACCCCGACCCTAGAGCGGGACGCGCAATTTCGAATTCTTGCCCGTGTGACATATGAGACTGGGGTGGCTTGTGAATCTTGAAAACATAGTCAGCCGCGCGGCAGCGTTTGGCGTTGCACTAGACGCAATGGAATCGAGCGCGCGCAGGGCAGAACAGGATGACACACCATCATCCTGGCCCGATCTCGCCGATCCTTTTGCCGAGCAGATTGTGCCCGCTTTCCCGCTGGACATTCTGCCCGCTGCATTTGAGAAATTCAGCCGTGAGAAGTCTGCACAGTCCGGCTTTGATCCGGGCGGCTATGCGTTTTGCTTACTTGTCGCTGCAGCAAACACAATCGACCATAGAGCGCGATTAGACCTTGGCCCGTTCTCAGTACCGGCTTTTGTGTTTGCTGGGTTAGCGGGCGATTCTGGAAGCGGTAAAAGCCCGATCATGAACGATGCCAAGCGATCAGCCGAAGCAATCAATGACGATGTCGTGCGCGAGTCGAATCACGCTATGGTGGCATGGCACCTAGCGCTAGAGGCCGCGAAAGGATCGAAATCAGAACCGCCACCGAAACCCGTCTGGAAGCAAAGGCACGCTCTAGATACCACCACAGAGGCGTTAGGGCACCTCCTCGCGGATAACCCTGAGGGTGTCAACCTTTACCACCACGAGATCACTGAGTTTCTAGGCCGCATGGATGCGTATTCCAAAGATGGCGGGAAGGATCGTGGTGTATTTCTGCGGGCCTATGATGGTGGGCAAGTGACGATCAACCGGGCATCAAGAGCGCCGCTGATGGTGCCTGATTTTAGTGTTGGCATTCTGGCCGGCATCCAACCCGAAGTGCTGGCTGAGAAGTTTCGGAAAGCCGGTGCGGGTGCTGATGGGCTTTATCAGCGATTCTCGCTGTACCAGCTGCGTGCGCCGGGCAATGTCAGTTACTTAAACCGATCAGATCCATTGAACGATCAGACGGTGCAAAACATTTTCAACGCGATGCACCAGCAATGCGCAGATAAGCCGCTACGAGTATCACTGTCGTATGAGGCAACCGACATCATGCAGGCATATCACAACGATGTGCGCAAATTAGCACAGAGAACACCCGCCCGGCGATTCGCCGAACACCTGGACAAATTCCCCGGCATGTTAGGCCGCTTTGCCTTTGCGCTTCATGTGCTAACCGCAGTCGAAACAGGCGCCGATCCGTTGCGATTAGTCGAGGGTGGAACGATGGACAGGGCCCGCCGCTTGATGGGGTGCCTTTACAGGCATTCTGAGGCTGTCTACAGCGTTTTAGATCAGGAGGCGGGACAAGTGCGGGCGCTGGTGCGAAGTGCTGCAGAGGCGATTCTAGCGAAGCGGTGGGAGTGCTTTAAACGTGGCGACCTGACACGCTCCGCTACTTACTGGCAAGGTGCAGACAATCGTGATGCAGAGGGCGCGATTGATTACCTGATAGAGCTTGGCTGGGTACGCGACATAACGCCATCACCCGAACCGGGCAAGCGCGGCAGACGATCAGCAGGCACGTTTCTGGTAAACGCCAAGGCGCATGAAGAATTTGCAGCGCACGCAGCCAGGATCACAGAGGCCCGCGCGGATCGATACAAAGCACTGCAAGGGATTACCCCTATTTAGTTGAATAAAGTGTATGCGCGTACGAGTGGATAAATTTAAAAGAGGTATTTATTTATTTTTCTATCTCATACGCATACAACTTATTCAACTTAATAGGGGCAACAAAAACCATAGGCGCATGGGGCATCACACGCACATGGCACCCGGTAAGGCCGGACATTTTGCCGGACACAATCCGGCAAGCAATTACTGAAGCAATGCGCGATTACCTCGACTCGACTGGCTGGCCCATGCCTGAGCCACCCGGCGACATTACCCTGGCTCAACAATTTGTTGGGCTTAACTTGGAGACGACATCATGACTACTGATATTTTCGCACCACTGCCCGCCGCGCCATGTGAAGACTGCGCCCGGAATCCGCAAGGCGCGCATGAGGATTGCTTAATCGTATGGTGCTCACACAACCACACCGGCGGCATCTATTTTACCGAGATCGCGCAGTGGCAGATCAGTGGGCCTTATCAGGATGAGGCATGCTTCAAACGGGCACTGTTTGCCAATTTGGCGCGTAAACTTTCCGAGAAAACACATTGAATCGCGAACTGTATGGATGTACAGTAGTCAAGTGCCCACGATGCGGCACCGACGGAGCGGCTACGATGGCGCGCTCCAGCTACACCCGAGCGGCCACGATGGCGGTTCAGCTTCACCCGGCTGCGATACGATCCCAGCACTCCAAAGCCCCGAGCGGTCCCGGAGACACACTTCCAGCGAATTGCTGGTGTTTTTGTTGTCTTTCTGGAATCGCTTTTTTTTGCCTTCCAGACAAACGGAGGGCTTCATGATCGAAACCCAAACCCAAACTAGAACTTTTTCGCTCGAACGTGCGGCGAGCACGGAAAACACTTTCCCCGCCGTCTGTGCGACTGCCGCCGAAATTGATCGCAGCGATTATTTCGAAGTGCTCGACATGGGCCGCTGCGATCTATCACGCGCACCACTGCCGTTGATCGAAAGCCACAATTCTGCAACTGTCAATATCGGGCTGTGTGAAAACTTTTCAGTGGATGGCTCCAATCTGCGCTGCAGTATCCGCCTGGGCCAAAGCGCACGCGCTCTGGAATTAGCTTCTGACATTCGGGATCGAATCGTTCGCTCCCTGTCTGTCGGATATGAGCTTTCCGATCCAATCCAAACCGGCGAGCGTGACGGCAAGCCAATTTACAGTTTCAAATTTCTGCTGCACGAAGTGTCGATCGTCGCTATTCCGGCTGATACTTCAAGCGGCTTTTTTAGATCAATCCCAAGGAAAAAAATTATGGAAAACCAAACAAATTATCAGCAATCAGAAACCGACCGCATTGCCGCAATTCGCGGCATGGCCGATCTTCACGATTTACAGCAACTGGGCATATCGGCGATTGCCGAAGGTTTAAGCCTGACTGAATTCAACCGCCGAGCGCTGGACGAAGTTGGCAAACGCAGCGATAACGCACGGACAGATTTTCGTGGCACTGGCGAGCGATCTGCGCCAAAACATAGCCCCAACCACTACATGGGCATGGCTTGCGATAATACCACCTATGGCCGTGCAATGGATGACTACTCGCTCTTGCGCGTTTTGCGCGGAATTAGCGATCCGCGAGCGCTTTCCGAAGCCGGACTTGAGCTTGAAATTTCGAGCGATATGCAACGCGTTTTGGGCAAGCGATCAAAAGGTGTTCTGGTACCGTTTGAAGCTCTGCAGCAACGGGCCGTTACCAAGGCAGGCTCTGGCGGCAACCTGGTCGCAACCGATCACTTGTCAGGCTCATTCATTGATGTGCTGCGAAACGCCAGCACGGTTATGTCACTCGGCCCAACGGTTCTGCGCGGACTGCAGGGCGATGTTTCTATTCCTAGAAAAACGGCAGGCGCGAGCGCTTATTGGATTGCGGGGGACGATGGCGACGCGATTACTGCAAGCGATGTCGCACTGGATGAAGTTTCGCTCTCACCGAAAACTGTCGGTGGCGCTGTAACGTTCAGTCACAAGTTGATCGTTCAAAGCTCGCCAGACGTCGAGGCGATGGTTCGTCAGGATTTGGCGGATTTGATCGCGAGTCAGATTGATCTCAAGTCAATTTCTGGCACGGGCGCGAGCAATCAACCGCGCGGGATTCTGGCAACAACGGGGATCGCCTCCACGACTTACGTTAACGGCAATTTCCC